GAAGCACCTTTGGTGCAAACGCGTTATGTACATCAACCACCGCTGATGATTTTTGTGCGCTTTGCTACTATTCATCACCGCGGGATCAGCGTAACCTCGTTGCCAATCAGTTAATAAGGAATTAGCTATGCCTAATCGCATTCCTCTCGATCCTGTATTGCCCAAAAATTTTGACTGCACTCCTAACGAGAAACGCTCTAAAGCTCAGCTGGACGCCTGGTGGGACCATCCCTATGGGGTTACAGAACATGACGGGAAAATTGTTGTTTATTGTCTGAATGGTGGCGCGTGGGACCGTCCATCCGTGCTTGGTTTGGCAAATAACTATGATGAAGCCTGTGAACTTGCCGAAAGACAGCAGGCAAGCTGGGTAAAAACACGGTCTGAACCGACATTCATGTTTTCAAAAGAACCGCCATTTATACTGGCGAGGATGCCGCAGCGACCGGATCATCAACAATAAATTGTTGCTGAATTTTCCTCAAGGGATGAGATGAATCTCTTCTCATTAAAGCAGGAAGAAAGGGATCGCGTCGAAGTGTCTCCAACTCTCGACCACAACCGGATGAACCTGGCCCAACTCGCCTGGTACAGCAAAGAATTAGAGATGTCTATTGCCCGACTTGAAAACGAAAAAGCCGCTATCCAAGCCCAGCATGAAGTAGTTCTGAACCGGATTAGAGAAATGCAAAACGATAATAGAGGCTAAATCGAGGTAGAAAACACATTGTTTAAGGCCACTAATTGTGGCCTCAAAGGGGAGAGATGCTTATTGGCTATGGCTAAAAATCAAATGAGACACTTCATGTGGTTGTAGCTCGTCAAGATCCGGGGCCACAAAACCTTTTCCGAAAGACTTCACAAGTAATTCACCAGCCGCATCATTGTCACCTATTACACGAAAGTCATACGGCAGCATCGCAAGTTGACGGCGTAATCCTGCGGAGAAAGTCGAACCTAACAGCGCCCACGAATTGCCGCCCGCGTTGTGTACAGCTGCGCTCTTAAAAATAGACTCAGTTATCCATATTGGGCCATCTTTTAAAGGAAGATAGGTTCCCCAAAGTAACTGTCTGCCATGTGATCGCGTGAAATACCGGGCCATCTTCGGATTGCTATGCTGCTTAGGAGCACCTGGTCTATATGTCTGATACCCAGCCAACATCCCATCAAACCTGTATAGAGGGAATGTAACTACTCCTTCACTTTCATCGATCCACTGTCTATATGGGTGTATATCATGGCGGTAGTTACGAGTTAGCAAATGAGCTTCCAGCTTTCCAAATTTTGTCATATTCCGTTCTTCCTGCATACTGGGCATGTGTTCTCTGTGAAATATGGGAAACTATTATCCAGCTCATCTACCCACTGTTTATGGTCGAAGCAGAAAAATATCTCCCACGGCATTCCATATTCTTCCATCCATAGGCGGATCTGCATTTCTATTGGAATCGGCGGTATTGCAGACACCATATCAACAGGATAACAGTTCAGACGACGTTCCAGTTCTTCTACTCTCTTCTGGAGATGAAATATCCGATCCAGATGCACACGCCGCTCCCGTGCCATTTTAAAATAAAGCTCGCCGGTCATCATTAACTCCTACATTCAGGGCAAGAGTTCCCTTCCGCAAAATAGGGGAAACTGCTATCAAGCTCATCACACCATCTGCGATGGTCGTAGCACCAAAACGCCTCCCACGGTGCACGGAAATACTTCATCCACCAGGACACTCGATCAGGTATATCTGCTGGTGGCAGCTCTTCTGGCAATAATTTGCCTGATAATTCCCTTTCCGCCCGCGCCAGCATTCCTTTTAGACTCGCATTCTCTTTTTCAAGAATATCTATGCGCGCCTGTAACTCAGCTTTCGTTGGCATGGTCCGCCTCATGCTTTTCAGCCACCAGCGGCAATAAAGCCCTGGCCATCTTATGAACCAACAGAGCATCGATAATGCCAAGCGTATGCCCCGGCTTAATGTTTAATGCCGCCTCAAGGTGACACCTTTCCAGGTCACTTTTCTCGGCTTGTTTATGATGGTCTGGCGTAATAACGTCGCCCAAAACACGGCTAATTCTTTCTCGTAATTGCTGGGTGCCTGCACACTTGATCGCTGTATCGTGGAGACGGTTAACCAGTTCGCGATAAACATGCGGCTTAATGCGGATACGTTCACCTGTGACGCCCTTTCCTGGCGCTGGCACCGAACTATCCGGAATATCCGGAATATCCGGATAGTTGCCAGCCTCGTAAGCTACCCGCAGCCAGTGCATGAATGTTTCAGTGGACACACAACCACAGTCCACATCGATTTTTCCGCGTTGCTGTTCCAGCCACTGCTCAAAATTCAATCTACACGTATTACTTTCATGTTGCTCTTTTTGTCTCAAGGCCAGCACCTGTTGGGCCAGTTCCAGAACGATACCGGGTGACGCTAACCTCTCAAATTCCAATAAATAGTTTGCGTCAGGATGACAAGTAGCCTCGCCTGCAAAAAATACCAATTGCTGTAAGTATGCTGTCGTTAGAGTAGTCATTTCTTTTTGCGCCATTTCTTTTCACATTCCTTAGTCCATTTTTCAATGTTCATTTTGGCAATATCAGTCATTCCATCACCTAAGAAATACTTTTTCCGGTACGTCTTGCACTTAAACCACACTACAACAGCCACCAGCCAGAAAATAAAAGGCCATACGGCAATACCAACTCCAGCCGCGATAAAGCCCAATATCCATAAATGAAGCTCTCCAACTTCTGTTTCCGGCAATATTCTTAAAGAATTAAACAGCAGGCTGAACGAATGGTCGTATGCATTGGCAGTATAAGACATGCAATCCATATAATTAAAGTCATAGCCTGCGGCTGCCGCCCATAATGGGCGGTCAAGAAAATGTTTTAGTGTCATCATATTAATTTAAGGTTCAGGCCAGTTATCTTCAATAGCAATGCTTAATCTTTGTAGCCATTCTGCTAATTTCAGCATTGCTTCTCTTTCGCTTAAACCACACGGAAAATCATCAAGCGATATTGTTGGCTTGAAGTTTCCCAAATTATCCATTTCAACGGTCAGATTTTGCTCCAGAACGGTATTTCTTACGCGGCTATTGTGCCGAAGCAAATATACTGAACGTGATTTATTGGTTTTGTGGTCGAACGTATATTCGGTAAGTATCATCTGACTTCCGCCATGATTATTACCGCGCCACATAATTACTCCGTGTTAATTGAAATTTAGCTATTAATCTTCACTTTTATCGCGAACACCTTTACCGGTTTATCACCGAAGTGTGGATGTGTGATTGTTTTTATTTCATATCCGTTATACGGGACGTCAATTCTGCGACTGAAGTCTTCGCGCTTCGGATATCCCTTTGTGATAATCAGGCGGTCATACTTACAGTTAACGAGGCGCTTATTCCAGTAGTCATTACACAGGCGATACTCTTCCGTTTTCTCCCCGCGAATCATGGCATCGAAGTATTCACCTTTAACGGCAAGTTGCAGGTTAGCCATTACCTCACCTCCAGTCTCCATACCGCCTGACCAATCCGGCTGGCATGGGTATCTTTGGATACTGTTCCGTCTTTAGCCAGCTCCATAAGAATTTTGCGCAAATCTGCCGAACGCCATTCTTCATCAGGAAATTCCTTCTCCATTGCCAACCGCAGATTCCAGGTTGCCATCCTGAATGGATATTCCCCGCCGAGAGCTTTATCTTGCAGGGCAGCCCGGTAACGCATCACCTGCAAAACCTTCTCTTTTACATCCATCTTTTCGCCTCCTGCGGCGGTTCTGGTAGCGGCATCCAGTGTGATGGTATCCACGACGCACCAGGTATTACCCACCCATCATTAGCGTCAGGATGCCCCGGGATGTAAGTCGCCCATTTCATTCGCCAGTCACCTTTCCTGTCAAACTCCCTGGCAACAAGAACGGCTGTTTTGGTATCCGGCATTCGCTCACTACAGCTTATCCAGCCATCCGGAGTTACCGGAGAGTTGCCATTTACATCGAAGTTTGGCTCTGCGTCCTGAACCAGGAGGATGTAACCATTCTTGGCTGTATCAAGTTCTAACGCCTCGGTGACGGTGCCGAAATAGCGATTACCTAAATCAGCATCACAAGTGCTTACATCAATGGAAACTTCCATGCCTTCGATTAATTCTGGTAAGTTGTAAGTTTGGTTTACAGGCTCTGCTTCCAGCGATGCCAGAGCAATTCGTGCCAGTTCTTCCGCTTCTTCTGCTGGCAGTACAACGTTGCTACCCGGTCCGTATGTTTCGCGCCACTGCTTGATTGTCAGCAGTCGCTCTTTGGTAATAGTGATCATGCCGCGTTTCCTTCTTTCTTATTAACAATTACACCGTCATATATTTCATTAAGGTGCCCTCTCAACTCCATGCGCCTTAATGCAGATAACATGTAATCGCATTCAACCTGCTTATTTCCAGTAAATGGCTTATCGTCAGGATTACCCCAACAGCAATTACCCTTGGGCCACCCATGTACTTTCCGTACTCTTCCGTTAACAACGTGAAGTAATCCCCAGCCAGGTGGTAAATCCTCAACTGAAATAATTCCCGGCTCACTAATAAAGAATCGCCAGTCGCCCATTCCAAGAGATGGATTTTTACGAAAACGCTTTTTTCTATCTGCCAACAAGTCAGCACGAGAACACTTCGCCTCTATCAGGCATGATGCTGAATTTCTGAATCCCATAGCATCTGGCTGTTCTCCGGTACTGGTTACAGCTATAAAGCGGTCATGAAAACAAACCTTGAACCCGTTGCGCTTAAGGAACTTATACGCAATCTGACAGAGTTCGCGGTGTGTTAACGCCATATCACTCTCCTTTAGTGCGCAAGTGGTTTTTCCAGCGGTTTTGCGCCGCGCTGGGCTTTTTGCAAAAACCACAATCCATCATCCCGTAATATTTCATCAACCCCATCCGTCGGTTGCTGAGTCTCACCCACTGCCAGACGCCAGGAGCGTTTCTACGAACTAACAGAATCTTTGCTTTACGGTTTTTCATCGCTTTGCTCTCCTGCGTCTCTTTGCTGCTCGTCGTGCCGCTGCAATACCGGTATGGCGGCGCTTTGGTGCCGGGATGATGTTGTCAGCCATCAGGACATGTGGCTTTGCAATTAGCGCAGAAGCCCAAAAACGAGTCGGGTACGGTAACAAGCCGAAAAATGCCACACGCATTACTCACCTCCCTTACCCTGAAGCATGGCAGCGCGGCAGGCGTTCCAGCCATCAACATAATCAAACGTATTGCTATCGTCTGGCTCGATTTCATCCGGCACTACCGGCTCTGGTTGGATAGTGACGTTGGCAAAGGCAGCACGCAAACCGGCCTTAATTTCCTCTACTTCATCAGCGCCTAGCGATGAATCTGACAATGCGTGATGGAATGCGTAAGCCATGTCGTCGTTTACTGCAACCGGTTCGGCTTCCAGTGATGCCAGCGCAATTCGTGCCAGTTCCATTTGTTCGCCACGGGTAAGCCCGTTATCAAGCGGATTTTTAATGAATAATTCGATACGTTCTTTGGTAATAGTGGTCATTTGTTAATCCTCAAAACTTTATGCCCGGGCGCAAAAGCACGTGTTTTGTCTTTACTTATTCGCCACCCGTCTTTACGGGCCTCTTTTGCACAACCAGACCATGACGTACCGATATACTCACCGAAGTCTGGCACTGGATATACACCTTCCGTACACTGGCGGCAGTCACAATAGAGATGCATGGTGTAACTTGCAGCGATAGCCATATCACTCTCCTTTGATGCGAATGCCTGTTGCAATGCTGTTTATGATGCTGTCAGTGCATGGGGTAGAAAGCTGGGCATCTCCAGCAATTTTCATGACATCAACATCTGCATATCGAATACCGAGGTGTATCAGACCGGCTATACCTGACTTAAGCCGAGCATTTTCCATAAACAGATCCTTTGCCCGCTGTTTTTCTGCCTCAAGCTCAACGCGCAACTTCCCTACCGTTAGCGCAATATCCTCGTTCTCCTGGTCGCGGGATTTGATGTATTGCTGGTTTCTTTCCCGTTCATCCAGTAGTGCCAGCACGGTTTCTGGTCCGGCCAGAAATTTGAAGGCGTTGAGCGCATCAATATCCACACCGTAATCTTTAAGTTCCTGTTCGCTTATCAGATCATCATCAACTGGCAACATTAACAGGCGTTCCATTGCCGGAATTGCACGTTCTGCCGCCTCACGCAGTGCCTGATAGTTAATTTTGGTCATATCACATCACCCTGAAGCCGTTGCATTTACGTAAAAAATCGCAGATATAGCCCTTCATTTTTTCGTGCCAATCTCGATCATTCCCATTGCACCAACCATCAGGTGGAGTCCAGTTTTCTATCAGAGCAGCCATTTTCTTTGCTTTCGCCGGAGTAGCTGTTGCGGTATCGCAGTAATGACGAGTGTCAACCAACGTATCCATACCATCGATATCAAGTACGCAAAACCATGTGTGATTCGGCATTTCAACAGATGGTATTTGTTGCCCACGTCGACGTTTATCAATAAGACATACAGTCACTGGTTGCCTCCTTTGCGAAGCTGGGCAGCAAAGTCAACTAACCACTCAGTCATTTCAACCTTCCCTACCAGGTCTGAACCAGGGTGCATACAGCAATCACTCTGCGCCGCTTTGAAATCCTTATACTCATATTCTTGGGCCACCAGATTTTTTGCAGCTTCTATAGCAGCATCCACCCCCTGCGCCCGGACTTCAGCCAAGAAAGCGTCGGTGGCTGACATATTTCCTGTTGCCTTCATGGCCTTCAAAATAACCAGAACGCCATCTCGCCCAACCACCTCAGCGATAACCTCGGTGTTGTCGCCAACAACATCGCAGAATGCCTGAAATGCCTTACGAGCCAGCTCATTCTCCACTGCCAGCGCCGTGCGATTACCATCCAGCTCTGCAATGCGCTGTTTTGCGGCCTCCAGTTCAATCGACAATTTTTCCAACTGCTCTTGATGCTTCTTGTATTCCTGATATGCGTGCCAAGACTGACCTTTGCGCACACTATCAGTGATATCAGTAATCTGTTCTGGTGTTAGCGTGGTCAGTGGCTGTGATGGGAAAATAAGCACTTTCCCGGAATCCCAATCAAAACCAGCGTGAATTGACTGAACCTCAACTGAAGGTGTTGAACCAATGCTGCCAGGCGAATGAACAACGATTGTTACATCCATATCGCGACGATGGCTGTGGTTGTTGGACAAAATACGATTCACCAACTCAGAAAATTTGGAAAATTTCATGCTGATTCCCCTTTCTCTGCTCTCTCCTGTCGGAACATCACTATCATCAGGTCGCCTTTTGTCGCTATCCTGGCTGTTGTACCTGGTTCAATGCGGCTAAGCTCAAATGCGTCATAGAACGCTTCTAATGCCTTCT